CTATCCGGTTGCAGTTTAATATCCCCAACAACACCAACAATCCTTTTGCTAACTTGATTCCCGGCGAGGGCATTCTGTTTACAACAGATATCCATGCAACACTGCCAACAGGCGCAAAAGTTACGGTGTTCTATGGCTAAGACCCCGGCTTGGACGCGTAAGGAAGGAAAAAACCCCAAAGGCGGTTTAAACGCCAAGGGCAGAGCCTCCTATAACAAAGCCAATCCGGGCAAGCCTGGACTCAAAGCGCCACAGCCTGAAGGCGGTGCGCGCAAGAAATCTTTTTGCGCCCGTATGACCGGGATGAAAAAGAAGCTGACGTCATCCAAGACTGCCAATGATCCAAACTCGCGCATCAATAAAAGTTTAAGAGCGTGGAATTGTTAAATGGAAATGATGATCTGGAATGTTGTGCTTACGGCATTTGTGGGCGTTATGGCCTTTATGCTGAAGGGCAAATTTGATGAGCTGGACCGCCTTGGTATTTTGTTGAACAAGACCAGGGAAGAGGTTGCACGCGACCACGTTACGCGTTCAGAAGTGCGCAGTGATATGGAAAGGTTGATGGAGCGTTTGGATGCAGGAATCCAGCGCCTTGAGAACAAGATTGACGAACTGGCCAAGAGTGGTCGAAATGCCCAGCGTTAGTAAGAGGCAGCATAACCTGATGGCAGCAGTGGCTCATAACCCAAAGTTTGCCAAGAAGGTCGGTATCCCGCAAAGTGTTGGGGATGATTTTATGAAGGCCGATAAAGGCAAACAATTTAAACGAGGTGGTGAAATGGCTGAATCGAAGAAGATGGTTAAGAAAGAAATGTCCTTTATGAAAGCTAAAGGCGCTCCCAAGTCGATGGTCAAGCATGAACAGGCCGAGATGATGGGCATGAAGAAGGGCGGCATGGCTATGAAGAAGGGTGGCTGTGCCAAGATGGCTATGGGTGGTTCGGTTAAGCCGACTGCTATGGGCAAGGTTAAGACTGCAGCTCCGAGCCGTGATGGCGTAGCTATCAAGGGCAAGACCCGTGGCACCAACCTGGGTGACTCAGGCAAGAATGTTCCGATCCAGTCTGGCGCTCGCAACATGAAGCGCGGCGGCAAGTGCTAAGGAGCTAGTCATGGCCAAGGACTTTGGAGCTGAAGGTTTGGGCGATAAGACCGATCCTCCTATGCTTAGCAAGCGGGGCAAGAAGCCTAGATACGAGGCTACGTACAACTATCCAGATGGCAGCCCAAAAGGGCGCGGTGAAGTTCTTCGGGACAGCATGTATATGGGCGTTGACTTCCCTGAAGAGAAAGGCGGTATGAAAGCCGCTGAAGACTTTGCGGCCCAGCTCAATAGAAATGAAGCCGCTGCGAAAAAAGCTCTGAAAGAGGGCAAAGGTTATGCCAAGGGCGGCAAAGTTGCGTCCGCCTCTAAGCGTGCTGATGGCTGCTGCGTCAAAGGTAAGACCAGAGGGAAGATGGTATGAGAGCCAGTCGCGGTATGGGATGTATCAATCCTTCAAAGATGCCTACTGGTAAGACCAAGGCTCGCCGCGACGACACGGACTTTACTCAGTACGCCAAGGGTGGCCTGAGCAAAGTTAATGAAGCTGGCAATTACACCAAGCCGAGCATGCGCAAGTCTTTGTTCAAGCGCATCAAGGCTGCAGGCAAGGGTGGGGCTCCGGGTCAATGGAGCGCCCGCAAGGCACAGATGCTCGCTCTTCAATATAAGAAGAGTGGCGGAGGTTATCGTGACTAAGAAATTTCCTGATCTGACTGGCGATGGCAAAGTTACCCAAGCCGACATCCTTAAGGGCCGTGGTGTTGGAGAAATGAAGAAGGGCGGCTCTACAAGCAAGTGGATTCAGAAGGCTGTGACTAAGCCTGGCGCTTTGAAGAAAGCGCTTGGCGTCAAGAAGGGCGAGAAGATTCCGGCAGGTAAGTTGGCCAAAGCTGCTAAGGCACCGGGGAAGATGGGGCAGCGCGCTCGTCTTGCTCAAACCTTGCGGAAACTGGGCAAGTGAAAAAGCCCCAACAAAGTCTGAAAGCTTGGACTGACCAGAAATGGAGGACGAAAAGTGGCAAGCCGTCAACCCAGGGTAAAAAAGCAACCGGTGAAAGATACCTCCCCGAAGCCGCAATCCGAGCCCTTAGCCCCGCTGAGTACGCCGCCACAACCCGAGCAAAGCGAGCCGGTAAAGCAGCCGGAAAGCAGTTTGTACAACAGCCTAAGAGCGTGGCTCGTAAAGTGGCTTCGTATCGGAAAGTAGGAAAATGACTACCACTGGCACTTCAGCGTTCAACCTAGACGTCAACGACCTTATAGAAGAGGCGTTTGAGCGTTGCGGGCAAGAGCTGCGCACGGGCTATAACTTTCGTACAGCTCGCCGCAGCTTGAACCTGTTGACGATTGAGTGGGCCAACCGTGGTATCAACTTGTGGACGATTGAGGAGGGGCAGATCCCGCTGTACCCGAATCAGCTCATTTACGCTTTGCCTGTAGATACGATTGATCTGTTGGATCAAGTTACGCGCACTGGCACATCTACCAACCAGATTGACATTAATATCAATCGTATCAGCGAGTCTACTTACTCGACCATCCCAAACAAGAATGCTCAGGGTCGGCCTATCCAAGTCTGGATCAATCGCCAGTCTGGTGAATCAAATCCAACGATTGCAACGATTGGCGGCACAGAGAACGTAAGTGCGACGGCTACAACAATTCCTATAGACAATATTTCGGTCCTTGGATCAGCTGGTTTTATCCAAGTTGATAGTGAAATCATTGCTTATTCGGCCATCAATGGTAGCGATCTTGTGTATTGCGCCCGTGGGCAAAATGGAACTACAGCCGCAGAACATGGTGTTGGAGCTTCTATCTCTGCTCTTAATCTGCCGTGTATTAATATTTGGCCGACACCCAACCAGGGTTCTGTCGGCGATCCGTTCTACACCTTTGTCTACTGGCGCATGCGTCGTATTCAAGACACTGGCACTGGCGTAAGAACCCAAGATATTCCGTTTCGTTTCTTGGAGTGCATGGTTGCTGGCCTGGCGTACAAGATGTCATTGAAGCTGCCAGACATGGATCCGAACCGGATTGCCATGCTTAAAGCTGACTATGAACAGCAGTTCCAGCTGGCTGCTGATGAAGACCGGGAGAAAGCCAATAGCCGGTTTGTGCCGCGCGTTCTGTTCTATAGCTAATCATGGCCGGCCCTAAATACGCCTCTGGCAAGAACTCGATTGCGGAGTGCGATCGGTGCGGCCAGAGGTACATGCTGAAGCAGCTGAAGAAGCTGACCATCAAGACAAAGATGGTCAGTATCAAAGTTTGCCCGGAGTGTTGGGAGCCAGATCAACCGCAGCTGCAGCTTGGTATGTATCCGGTCTATGACCCGCAAGCTGTGCGTGAGCCCAGACCTGATGTTAGCTATTACCTGTCTGGTACTACTGGTTTGCAGATTGCACTGAACGGTGGCACTGGGCCTAATGCTGTTGGTTATTCAGGCGAAGGCAGTAGAATCATCCAGTGGGGCTGGAATCCTGTTGGCGGATCAAGGGCCAATGACGCTGATTTAACTCCTAACTATTTGGTGTTGGGCGTACAAATCGGTACAGTAACGGTGTCAACGACTTAGGAGTCAACCATGGACAAATCAGATCTGAAGCAGGACAAAGCCCTGATCAAAAAGGCTTTCAAGCAGCATGACGCGCAAGAGCACAAGGGTAGCAAAGGCACCGTTTTGAAGCTGCGCAAGGGCGGCAAGACTAACGAAGAAATGAAGCGTTTGGGTCGCGGTATGGCTAAGGTCATGAACCAACGCACATCGTCGCGGGGTCGATAATGGCTAAATTCAGTATGAAGAAAGGTGGCAAGGAAGTCGGCTCTGCCGAAGTCTATGCTGAACCGCACACTATGACCGGCGGTAGCGTTCATCTTGGCAATGGATATAGCGCAGAACCGACCAAGGCAGATAAAGTGAATATGTCGGTAGGCAATATCACCCGTGATGGCTATAACCCCGCTCCGTACAAAGAAAACGATGGGATTAAGATTCGTGGCACTGGCGCTGCTACCAAGGGCACCAGAGCTCGGGGACCGATGGCGTGAACTACACAGAGCTGTTTGATTCTATTCAGTCATACACGGAAAACAACTTTCCGGCGTTCACGCTTGCCGACTCAAGCACGGACACAACGACTGAGCAGATCAATCGGTTCATCCAGCAAGCAGAACAGCGGATCTACAACACTGTTCAGTTCCCATCGCTGCGCAAGAACGTGACTGGTGCGGCAACGGCGAACAATAAGTATCTGGCCTGTCCAAGCGATTTTTTAGCTGTGTACTCTATCGCCGTCGTGACTGACGTTGTTGGTGGAAATTTGGACACCGGCACTTATGAGTACTTGTTGAACAAGGATGTGAACTACATCCGCCAGGCTTATCCCACTGCAAATGATACGGGCACGCCGAGGCACTACGCGCTGTTTGGCCGTCAATCAAATGATGCCAATGAGCTGTCGTTTATTCTTGGGCCTACGCCTGACGCTTCTTATCCTGTAGAGCTGCACTACTTTTACTACCCGCAATCTATCGTGACCTCCGGGACTTCTTGGCTGGGGGATAACTTTGACTCGGTGCTTTTGTACGGGTCTTTGGTAGAGGCGTATACCTACATGAAGGGCGAGCAGGACGTTATGGCGTTCTATGAGGCCAAGTACAAAGAAGCTCTTGGCTTGGCTAAGCGTCTGGGCGATGGCATGGAGCGCCAGGATGCTTATCGTTCTGGTCAGTACAGACAACCGGTGACTTGATATGTCGATCTCTCAAACCGCTACTACCAGCTTTAAGGTTGAGCTCCTGCAGGCGGTCCATAACTTTGGGCCGACCTCTCCTAATACTTTTAAGATTGCCCTGTACACGGCAGCTGCAAACATTGGTCCCACGACCACGGTGTATACGACCAGCGGCGAAGTTGTAGGCACGGCATATGTAGCGGGCGGCAATACTTTGGTGATTTCACAATCGCCTACATCGGGCAATAACAGCCTAAGCGTGCCAACGGCGTATATCTCTTTCCAGAACACGTCATGGTTGAACTCATCGTTTACGGCCAGAGGGGCGCTGATTTACAACAGCTCTCAGGGCAACAAGTCTGTGGCTGTTTTGGACTTTGGG